AATTGTAACAGCTCTATTCTGGGCTGCAAAATTAAATGAAACCATCTGTCTTACTTCTTCTGAAGTTGGTGCATTGGCGCCACCAATTGCCGCAGTTAAGTTGTTACATCTTAATGAATTAATTACAGATCTATTTGCACTTTCAGATGGTCCATTAACAGCAAATGAAACAACACCAATTTGATTTATAACATTAATACCTAAATTGCTAGATTGACCACCACCAACTCTGTACTGAATAAACATAGTTGTATTTGGTTTAAGAGTACTACCAAGGGCTAAATTATTTGAGTACTTTGACAAGTTAAATCCAACACCATCTCTTGTAAATTCTCTTAATTGATCTTCAGCAGATGTATTACCACCACCAAATGTCATTTTGAAGAATCCCTCTGGTGTAAATTCTGATATAAACTTATTACTTGTATAAATATATTTCCCAACTTTAATTCCTGGATTGTCAGATACTTTTGTTGGGTCCTCAATAAAGACTCTATCTTCCATTAATGCTTGTACTTCATACCATCTATTATCAAGACCTAAAAACTCTTGTGGTTGTGGTATTGTCGTATATTGTGTACCTTCTTTGATTAGAACACTTGTAACACCTAAAACATTTTTTTCCGGTAAAAATAATTCAAAAAATGGTCTAACATCGTTTGCGGTAATTATTCGTTTAAAAACCTTTGTAGTACCATTTACAACAACTTCTCTTTTTGTAATTGTGTAGTTAATTAATCTTCCGGTTGAATCAAAGTTCGGTGTCTTTAATCTATTTGGAAATCCTTCAGCATTAATAGCTGATGCAAAATCAATATCATAAACAGTTTCAAATGGTTGTCCGCCACCATTAACCTGGGCTCCTCTTCTTAAAATTCCACAATATCTCAAATCTTCTTTATCACCAAAAGCTGGAACAGTAATTGAAAAATCAACAAGTGTAACTGATGGTCTTTGCCCAGGAATTTTAAGTCCGTATGTTCTGGCTATATTATATATTGAAGATCTTTGTTGTGCGTATTGTAGTACAGTTTCTTGAATACTTCTATCTATGTGAAACTGTAGGTTGTCTGTTACAGCTGCGTTTAGATCTAAAAGTACCGAAAAAATACCAGCATCATTAAAATTTTGTACAAGATCTGGATAGTATTGTCTTGTAAAATTTATAAGTTCGGTTCTTACCCCTTGGAAATCCCTTACCGTATAGGATATTTTTTTATCTGCCATATCTTCTTATTAAATATTTAAAATAACAAAATCACTGGATTCAAGTGCTGAATTAGTAATCTTATAATCAATCTTGACTCTTGCTGTATATTCTTTTTCCGCTAGTCCTGGTATTTTATATTCTCTTGTACCATTTTGGCTTATATATGTTGCTCCTGGGTCTGAATAATCAGATGTTGCAGGTTTTATATCTATATTTGTAATTTTAATTCCGGGTAAATATTGTCCAACACTATCTCTAATTTCAGATTCAATATCACTAAATGTTGGTCCATCAAGAGGTTCAAAGATATATTCATATAATCTTGTTCCAAAATCTGGTAAAAAATATCTGGTCCCTTTTCTTGTAAGTAAAAGGTGAATTAAATTAGATCTAATTTCATCATTAGTTGTTTGTGTTGGCATTAAATACCTACCTTCCATAGAATCCTGGAAAGGGAAATAAATACCATATGTTACACCATTTGCCATACTAATAAATATAAAGATGTAATTTTTTATATAAATAAAAAAATCCTTACTTTCATAAGGACTCTTTTAGGTTTGTATTTCCTTTTTGGTGGATTGGTTCGTAAGGACAGTGTAAACATCCGGACCCACAACATTTTCCTCTTTTTATATGATAAGATTCGGTCATCACAAGGTTTCCAAATTTGTCTTTATAAAAATTAGGTTCAGGAGACTTTTTTGTAATCTCCTGAACATATAATTGTTGTACCCAATCTTTTGATGCACTAACTGTCATAACTTATACAATTTCACAAGCTCCTCCAGCACAAGCTGCCTCACCACGAAGGTCGGTATTATCTTGTAATTCAATAACTTTTGTAAGATCAACATCTTTTAATGTTGCAACCAATCTTTCAAAGTCTTCTTTAGTACAATCCTCGAATGGTGCCTGAGTATAAGTTCCTCCATTATAAGGTAAAACAGATAGGCCATTGTAGTATTTTCTGTTTTTCCACATCCAATCACCAACCAATTCCCATTCATCTTCTTTAATTGAAACTGTTGCGGATACGTTGTGGGTATTTTGACCCGTTCTATGTCCTGATCTAACCCATTCTTGTGATACTTTCTTTACTCTATCGAGCATTTGGAATACTGATTCGTATCTCAAGATAGATCCCTCTGGTGCCTTTTGTGGGATTGTAATTACTGCTGTATCGTGTGGACGGAAAAATTCATCTTCAACAAGTTCTGGGTGGTAGATAGAAAGGTATGTGTAGATAGCTTCGTTCTTTCCTACTCGGATTCTTCTTAGGTAAAAGTCATTATGCCAAGCGTGGATTCCAGATGAGGTTCCTAAAACCAAAGATGATGTTCCGGATGGTTTAACGGTTGTTGTTCTTGCGGCTTTATTGATCCCAATAAGACCGGCAACTCTTTCGTTCTCTTGTTTAACAGCTTCTGCTGCAGCTTTCATATCATAACCAAGTACAACTCCCGATCCAATTCCAGTCATTCCAACACCAATAAGAGCATCTTTTTCTGTTGTTCTTTTCCAAACATCTCTCAAGTAATGGAAATCAGTATAACCAGCTTGTAGTGTTCCAATAAATGCAGCACCCTTAACTCTTTTTTCAAAATCTTCTTGAGATTCAATGTCTGAAGCATTAACTTCACACAAGTTACAGAATTGATAAGGACGAAGTGCAATCTCACAACAAGGATTAGTTCCCCAATCTTTATCATTAGATAGATAAATTCCAGGTTCTCCGGCTCCGGAAAGTTCAATTCTTTTCCAAAGATCCATAAAGTATTCTTGAGTCACTTTATGACGAAGAAGAACTGCCGAATTATTTGCTCTACCTCTCTGTGGATTTGATTCCCACCAACTTCCTGACTTACAAGAAATCATTTCATCATCATCTGCCGAAAATAAAGAGATAAGTGCCGCTCTACGAATACCACCAGCAAGTACTGCGTCTGCAATATGACAGGTAATATCGTGAGCTTCAATTGGTGAAAGTTTATCTCCATCATTTTTAGCGTCAAGTACTTTTGTAATATTGTGAATACAATCTTTAAGTGGTTGAGGTCCTGGTGCTTTTCCTCCAGATGTCACAAGAAGAGCTCCTTTTTGACGAATATCTGAAAAATCAAATACTGGTGTTGAGGACTTTGATCCCATATAAGATTCAAGTAGTACTTTAATTGCATCGGCCCAACCTTCGATTGAGTCTCCAATCAAATATCTTCTTGTTCTTGTTGGGTTTGGTTTTTTGATTTCCGGAAGTTTATCTACGTGGTGTTTCTGAACTGAGAACCCAACACCGGTACCACCAAGTAATAGGAACATAGTTTCAGAAAAAGCATCCGTATGATCAATCGGTAAATAAGCACAGTTATATACTCTATTTGGTGAAATCTCAATTGGTTTTCCACCAAACTGTAAAGATCTCATAGATGGTAGAATTTTCTTATCATATACCATCTTATAAACATCTTCAATTTCTTCTTTAATTTGTGGGTATTTTTTCTGGTGCATTTCTTTATTTCTTGTCACCAGTTCTTCCCAAGTTTCCCTTCTATTTAATTCAGGGACAAATTTAGCGTATTTCATATACACCGTAATATCACTCAATATTTTTTGTGAAATATCCATAGTTTAAAATTTAATTATTTTATTTTTAATTTTCTGTCGATTTTCCTTTTTCTCTCTGTTGTCTTTTTTCAAGCAACTCCTTAACCCTTTGTCGTTGTCTTTCCTCTTTTTGTTCCTCAAGACCTAAGAATGTGGTTGTAGATTCCGTATCAATTTCAAGCATTGCATTATCAAATTTGCAATTTTCAAATACCACACCGTCATCTCCAATACGAGACTTGGTAATTGCGATTGTGGCTAATTTCATTTCTTTTTGTTGTAATGACTTTGCTACAGTTATAATAACGTGACCTACTTGTGCCTTTTTAATTGATCCACCCATTTGATCTGTTGTTACAACATCAGATGATATTGATGAACGATTACCTTGTGTTGCAGTCCATCCAACGATGTTTAATTCGTGACACATTGCTTCAAACGATCTCATTACGGATCCTTCACTTTTCCATTCATCACCTAAGTTCTTATCCGGAACAACACAGTCAATATAGTCCAAAATTACCATATCTATCTTTGTACCGTCGGCAATCATCTTTCTGATCTCATTTTTGATCTGAAGCATTGTCTTGGTGTCAGATGGTAATTTTTTTAAGATTAACTCATTTGACATTGTTTCCTTGATTTCTTTTACTTTGTTCATCACCTCATCTTTTTTATCTGACAATTCGTCAGGGTGAATCTTTGTCCAAAGGGTAAAATGTTTCCTTTGTATCACTTTTGGGTTGTCTTCAAAAAATATTTGTAAGACATTAAATCCAAGGTTAAATGCGTGATTCGCAATCTTTGTTGTGAGTGTTGACTTTCCGACTCCGGTTGGTGCAAGGATTACACCGATTTCTCCTTTCGCAAGTCCTCCCTTTAACAATCTGTCAATACCTGGTATTCCCATTGGGATTGGGTGTCTATAATCGTCCTCTAGCACTTGGTCTAAGTTTGAAAAGACATCCATTGCACTTGTGTCTTTTGAACCAACCAGTAAAGCCTCTCTTACTAATTCTTCTAACGTGTCGTAGTTTTCAAACTCTCCACCGTCAATGATCTTTTGGGCTTTTTTCATTACTTTCTGTAACTCTTGTTGTTTACAGAATTTAAGTGCTTTTTCTTGAACGAAATCTACACCGTCAATAGGTGCATCCTTGATTTTCTTGATTGTATCAAGAACAACCTTGACTGCAGTTTCCTGTTGTAGTTCAGATTTTGTTACTTGTTCTAATGTTTCAAATGATGGTGTATGATCGTATTTTTTATAATACTCTCTAATCATCTGAATGATTATTTTGAAATACTTGTTTTCAAAATAATTGTTTTCAATTACGTCAATAATAGAGTGTGAAAATTCTTTGTCTACAATTATTTGGTTAAGTAATTGGATCTGGAAATTGTTGCCGAGATACTCGAAGTTTTTGTTTGTCGCCATAATTTTTCTTTCTGTTAGTAATGATAAATACTACTAATTTTAGATAAATTGTGGATAAAAATAATTAAATTTTTTACCGGAAAAAATGTCAGTTAGGTCTGAAAGTATCCCTTTCAACTTTGGGCGTAGGTCTACGGTATATCTTACCTTTGGTGGGTATACTTTTGCATCAAACGACCTCTGACAAATTGTCAGGTTGTCAACCTTAATGTAAAGGTTAAAATTCTCTTCACCCTCGGTAATTGAGGTGTTAAGAACATCCGGGTTTTCCATAATTTCATACTGATTCTCCAGCATATAGACTACGGATCTCATCTTCAAATCATATTGAAGGTTAGTACAGAAAGTTCTAATATAGTCGTAGAACTCTTCTGATTTGTGGGCATTTTTGTTGAACCCTTTGACATTAAAGAATCTTTGTACAACGATGTTGTCGTTACACATCAATAAGAACTCTACCTTTGTCGCTTCTTGGTCTCTCATTTTTTACTTTTTTGTTTTGTTTCTAAATTTTGTTTTTTCTTTTCTTGACAGTTTTAAAAATGGTTTCAAAAAATTTACCCAAGCTTCGTCACCCTTTGGGAGAAATTTGAAGAATCCGTCTTCCATCATCATTCGTATTAGATTTCTATGTCCTCTTCCGTCTGGATCCAATGACTCGGAGTAATATAATCTAACCAAATCTTTTCCTTCTTCGGTTATTAGTGGGTTTGCAAGATCCACTAACTTCTCGTTGATAAGAAAGAACTCATCTCCAAATATTCCCTCTTTGGTTTTTCCACTAAGGAGATTTTGTAAGGCAACATTTCCTTTTTGTTCCGTAAGTAACTGTTCTGCCTTTGTTAAAATATCGGAATATTTAACTTCAGTATCAAGTATTTCTGGGAATAATTTTAGAAATGTTTTTTCACCCAGATAAAAAATACCATCAATATTATCCGAACTGTCACCGGTTAATATCTTGTAGGTTTTAACATTATAATGTGGAATTTCAGCTTCATACATTTTAACCAAATCTCCATTCTTATAATATCTTTTTTGTTGGGGTGAGTATATTGTTACCTTTTCAGAAATTAACTGTGTAAGGTCTCTATCTGATGAAAATATTGTTTTATCCTCATCTTCTGAGATTTGACAATAATATGCTATAAGATCATCGGCTTCAGATTTTTCAATCTCAAGTTGTCTTACGAACATTTCTTCCAGGTATTGTTTTACTCTTTGTTTTTGATTTAAAAAAGATTGTTCTTTAAAATCTTCTTCGTTTTTTTCTTTACGATTAAGTTTGTATTTTGGGTATAGTAGTCTTCTCTCTGATGATGAGGTTTCACTATCCCAAAATACAACCACCTTATTGTAGTTGGTCTCTTCTAAAAACTTCCTTAAAGTATTTAAAAAGTGCCAGGTACCCCCAACGTGTTCTCCTTTGTTAAAGAAGTCCCTAACACCGTGAAATCCAATATTTAATAGGTTGTTTCCGTCAACCAATAAGGTTTTAGTCATTTAATTCTTCGTTTGTCTGGTTTGACAATACTGGTTCTTGTGTTGTGATGTATTCACTAAAAAATTCACTAAAGATCGCTTCCATTACCGGAATACAAATTGAGTTTCCTGCAAGTGAAACGTGTGCTGTTGTTGATAATGGTGTTGTAAGTAATTGATCAATATCATCTTCGTGAACACCCATAAATCTATATCCTTCTCTTGCTGTAATAGTTCTTACTCTACCATCTTCACACATAATCTGTGGTGATCCGCTTGTTGTAAGACAAGGTGAACATCCATCAACAGAATAGATTCTTCTTGCCTGATCGTATTTAACATCATTTCTTCTAGCAACAAGTTTGCAAATAGTATTACTTTTTGGTTGATGGGGTGTATATGAACAATTAACAAAAAGTTCCGGATTTTCCACGTCTTCAATAAAAGGTCTCATTGGAACTCTTGTTTTTTTGTAGTTGTCCACATTCTCCATTTTTTGTTTTACATCTTCTCTATCACCATTAAGAACAGAAATCATAAACACCCTTTCTCTATTTTGGGGACACCCAAAGTCAGCACCATTAAGTACTTTCCAGTATGATGTGTATCCTAATCCTCTTAAAAAATAGATGTGTTTTTTAAAATTATCATAATGATTTTTTGAGATAAGGTTTTTAACGTTCTCCATTAAAAGATATTTTGGTCTATTAGTTGCCAGTATTCTTTCAACATCATATAAGAGTCCACTTCTTGTTCCTTCCTTTATTCCTCTTTGTACTCCAGAAATTGATATATCCTGACAAGGAAATGAATACGTTAATAAATCACATTGTGGAAATGTGCTTTCATCAATCTTTGTAATGTCTCCTAAGTTTCCTAATTGTGTCGTATGTAGTGCGTCATAACATTCATTTGCTTGTTTGAAGTTGTCACAATTCGCAACAACTTCGTGATCTACACCAATGTATT